AAGCAAAGCGATGCATTAAATTTCTCGCCGCCAGATAGTGTTTTTACATCACGTGTTTGGCCAGTGTATGCGTCGTATACGGAAACAGCTTTACAAAAGGCTTTGTAGAGGATATTTAGTTAGGATTTTCGAACAAAGTGTGACCGCTAGTACTGTAAAATTTATATGATAAACCGTTACAAGACAAGGGTTTATATCTTCCATTAACTTAGTGTAGTTATTCCTCCTCCGATATATTAGTGTATTGTCTCGTTTTTCAGTCTTGTTAAGACTTAACATTCTATCAAGTTCTAACAAGTATATACTCTGATTACACTAATCCATCATCATGGATATTCTATCTTTTTTTAATGTAGTAAGTAATTCAATGTCTCTACTGTCTAATTCACTTTTTCTAATTAAACTTTTATAAATGTTAGTTACCACATTTTGATTTTCAAGTAATACCACAGCACTTACCCTAGTTGCGATAAAATAATATCCCGTCTGAAGCTCTCTCACTCGATGGTCTACCTCGTCGTTTAACCATACACTCTTTCCATCAATTTCTGCAACTCCATCATCAAATTCTTGTCGAGTTATATATCTATCTTTAAACCAAGCAGCTTCACTTGATCCATCCATTTCAAAACCTGCCATTGGTTTAGTTTTGATTAACAAAAACTGATAGTCTAGTGAATATCCATCTTTGAATGCCCACATTTTTTCGATTTGAATTTCTGTATGGCCCATTACCCAAGTCAAGTCATCTTTCTTAAATAGCTTACGTCTAATCTGTATAGCACTTGCTCCTCGAGACCACCATAGATCTGTTTCATCTATAATCTCATTAAGTTGATTTAAAACTGTATCTATTTTTAATCTATCTTCCGTCCCAATTAGACCTCTTTTACCTGGAAAAGAGAATCGTAATACATCATCAAAATTATATAAGTTCCTTACAATTCCCTCTCTTTCACTATGTAATTTACTGACTTGATTTTGTTCTCGAAAAACAATTTCTAGATAATCCTCAACCTCTTTAATGGTTTGTGGTCGGTTTTCAGATAAATTACTCAACATACTCTTTACTACAGGTTCAACAAGTTTAAATGATTCATCATACACATTAAGTGAAACTCTATCCCCTCGTACAACATCCCCCGTTATTAACCATGTAATAATTTGACCTAAAGCGAATATATCCATTGTATAATGCGGTTTATTTTCTTTGTGAAATTGCTCTGGCGCAGAAAAATTAAAATTAGCCATCCGGTCCCCTTTTTCCGTATAAGTAAGTCTTTCATAAAACTCTGGATCAAACCAAGAGATTCCGAAATCAGCCAAGACCATTTCTCCATTGTCTGCAACAAGAATATTTTCCGGTTTTAAATCCCTATGTACTATATTATGATCATGAATAATTGACACAACTCTTAGTAGATTCTCCAAAATAGGCTTTAAAGAATTAAAATTATTCACTTCTAATCTATCTCTCCATTTTTTCAGTGTATATGGATACAGTTTCATTACAATATAAGGAAATGTTAGTCCTTCAATTTCTAAATGATCATAATAATAAATGGGAACTACCGCTTTAGTATCAGCTAATTGGACAATTTCTTTAAACTCAGTTAAAAATCTTTTATATTTCGTAGAATTGCTTCCCACATCTTCTGCTAGTATCTTTAGTGCTATTGTATTCATGCCGAAAGTAGCTTTAAATACTATAGCGTTCCCACCTTGCCCAATTTCACCTTTCAGGCCTATTGTCCCCATTTTAGATTCAATCTTCTTTTCCTTTTTTAAAAAACTTCTTATTAAATTCTTTTTTTCATCTATAGAAAGTTTGTTCAGTCTATTCCCCATAACAATTCCTCTCTTACAGTTAAATTATTGTATAAATTTGTTAATCATAAATATTCACCAATCATTTACTAAAATAGAAACTTAAAAAATTCAGTACCTAATAGATTCTTACTTAGGAGATTTGTTCTTGACATTCTTATTATGACAATAAAATGGGTCATTTTCGATAAAATAGGCGGTAAGCAATTACTTAGCCGCCAATCCTCTTTCAATTTCTTGCCATAATGGTTTCTCGTTATACAGGTACTTCAATAGATCCACCGTCGTATTAATACCCTCTCCTATAATCATACAAGCTATATATTCTATGTATCTACAATTCAATATTCCTTTCGATACGATTAATACATAATCTATAATTGTTACCATTGTTTCATCGTTATGTTGATATTTCTTTTGAATCCTACGTACAATTTCAAGATGTAACTTCAAATGCTTTACATCCTCTTCACCCGAAACAAAATCAAAATAGGATTCTAAAGTATACCGTTTAATGTTTCTCGAATACCCCGATAATCGTAACTGTTTATACAACTCGCTATTTTTCTGCACTGTGCCGTCCCCTTTCCAAGAGAGTTATGTACATCTTATAATTCGATTATACCTTTTTAACTCGCATCAGGAAACAGCACCGGAATAACCAACTAGAGAACGAAATAATCGCTTGTTCCACATGAAACGCTTCTATTTTACGTTCCTTTTCGTTTTTGCTCTTGATTGTAAGGTCTTACGGTTTTTATCATGCCGAAGCGAAGTTAGGAAAACGGCTGGCAGGCGGACTTGTCCCCTACGTCGCTACGCTAAAAAATAAACGAAGCGCGTAAGAGAGACAAGCGTCTACGTTTTTCTTTACGGTTAATGCCATGCCTTGCTTCGTCAGTGTTCCGTATGTATAGACCCTATTCACTTGGCGACTTTCATCGCGCACGCCCTTCGCCGAAGACTTGTCCACTACACAAAGCCACCCCTGTGCGACAAGCTGAACGTGTTCCCGAGTACCGCAGTACCCATGGCTACCACCCGAGCCGTTATAGGTCGCTCTCACCCTCCCGTAACGTACGAATAGGAATACGTTACGGGTTGCCTACTTTGTAGAAGCGTACTCTGCACTTCCCGCACGAACGTAGGCGATCCAAGCCGCTAGGCGCCAGAAACGCGAAGCGGTTATCAGTTTTTAGCGTGGTTTACAGGCAATTCCACGTTCGGAAATGACCTCCGTATCTCCCAAAAAAGACAATAGGAAACTAAGCCTCGTGTACTCCGCTTTTAAAAACGAATGCTTACATGAGGCTAATCGGATAATTCCCGTTATTTAATTTTCGAAATACGTGAATTCACGTATTAATGGACATGAGTTTACAATTTGCCGTGCTTCTTCAAAAATTCTTCCAACTCATTAATCCAGTCGATAGTAAAACCTGTTGGTTCTTCAGTCATTTCATTCAGAATTGAAATTATATTTCTGTAAGTGATATCTGCCTCGTCTAGTCGCCCCTTTAAGTAACCTTTCTTATACTCATTTCCGTTCAAATTGATTACCTCCTCATTAAGTATTAAAATGCGTATGCAATAAACATATCGATAGCGTACAACGTACCGCCTACACCAAAGACTCCGTAATACCAAACACGATCAGATAGCGTTTCAAGTCCAAAGTAACCGTTTAGCTTTGCGAACATAATACGTTACCTCCTCTATCTTCGTTGTGTAACAAATGAAACATGCTGATAGTCGTTTTACTTATTGTTTGTTTCTGAATCGACGGGCCATCATTGAGTATGACATGTGTAAATACGTAATAGTTAGCGTCTGTTTCGATATAAACGATTGTATGTAGATAGCCTGCGACGTTTAGCTTACGTACCTTAAACATCAATACTTCGTCTTCTATTTCGATTGAATCTACGTTGTTAGTAATCTCTTGTCGTAATTCTGCGGGCAGTTCTTCGAATGTTATGAATTGAATAGCGTTCAGTAACGATTTAAACTCATTCATTCCGGCAATCCCCTTTCACATTACGTATGTGTAATTCGTTATCTACGATTTCATCTTACACTTGTGTAATTCGCAAGTCAATAGTTATTGACGAAATAATTACGAAACTGTAAGATGTAACTAAGGATAATTAGGACGGAGGTACTACTATGAAGGTGACGCCACGTTTGTCGGAGATTTTAGCAGAACGTAACTTACGACAAAAAGATTTAGCGGAGATGGCCGGTACGACAGAGGCTACAATTAGTCGATTCAGTCGTCAGTCTCGATATGAAATCGAAACTCTGATCCGTATCAGTAATGCGTTAGAATTGAAAATCGAAGATTTATTCGTTGTGGAGGACGCTAAATAAGGCGTTCTTTTTTATTGGAGAAATTTACCGTAATATTTGATATACTTGTATCAGAATATACACACGGGAGTGAACTAAATGGGGAATCGATGGTTAAATAAATTCGGATTAGTTATTATCGGGGTGTCACTCGCACTTGCTACAGGATGTACTCCACAAGATAAAGAAACGGCTGCACAAGAACAGGCGCAAAAAGAAGAACAGAAAGCACAAAAGCAAGCTGAAAAAGAAGCGGAGAAACAACGTAAGCAACAAGAAAAAGAAGATAAAGAAGCACAAAAACAAGCTGAAAAAGAACAGAAAGCTGAAGAGAAAGCTAAAAAAGATGAAGAAAATAAAGAAGTGAAGTTCAAAGAAGGCGTTGAGAAAACCGTTAAGAAGACTATCGGAAAAAGTGATGTTGAATCCGTTGAGATAAATACAAACTTCGAACTGCCAGAGCCAAACAATAAAGTCGTATTACTTAATTTAATAAATGCAACTGATAAAATTCTTGTGTGGAATGATACAACTAATATATTAAAAGAACTCGCTAAAGAAAAAGAAATCCAGAAAGTCATTTTTGTCTGGAAAGCCGAACTTACAGATACATACGGAAACAAAAAAACTGATCCTGTTGTGAAAATGAATATTGATCGTGAAACAATAGATAAAATTAATTTTGATAACTTCCTGTATAAAAACCTACCTACCGTTGTTAGTGATTATTGGCAACATCCTGCTTTAGCAAAATAAACGAAAAAGACCGCCCTTCACAGGCGGTTTTCTTTTCGTATTACTTCCCCTTCCATCTCGTCCAACACTTGCGTCTTCAAGTACAAATACGCAGCTATTTCTTCTTTCTCCATCCCTCTATCGGCGCACACTCCGTCCAGCAATACCCATTCGGAATCTCCTACGAATTTCCTAAATCGTTTTTTATCCTCTTCAACTAACAACATCAATGTTAACTCTTCTGTACTTGTTACCGCACGTTTCCGTCCTAATTCATCAATATAGAATACGGATGTTTCGTTATCTGAGCGATATACTTCAAAATGAAACATCTGCTTTCCTCGCTTCACTTCGATAGGGTACCACTTTAGTTCTTCGTATCCTGGCATAGATATTTCGTATAGGGGACTAGTCATATTTTGGCTCCTTTGTCGTTATGTAATAATTACACAACTAAGTTTAGCAGAGTACCGTTAAGTAACCGTTAAGCCAGTATGAAGGATTTTAGCGTACGTTTACCTTACGTCAATAATATTTATAAATTTAAATGTACATTTATTCCGAAAAGCATCCGTGCAAATAACAACCTTTTCTAAAGGATCAATATCCACAACGGTATAGTAATTTGTAAGTATATAACCGTCCTCGTAATATGTAATAAGTAACTCCTCTTCGCCTAGCAACGAAGTGAGTAAGCGATTTTCAATTCGTTCCTGAGCGTCTTGTGTCACGATAGGTCGTGCCACTTTCGTTTGCTCTTTGATGATATCTCGTATACCAGCGAACTGTTCCGGCATAGATGCGAACGGCTGCCACTTCACCATTTTATCAAGACTTTTTTTGGAGTGTCGTAGCTATATGAATGTCTTTATCATTGTACATATATATATGTACATACCACTTCTCATAGTGGTTTGGGTATCATAAAATATAAAAAACTCATCAAATACCCTTTACATCAAACTTGTCTGTACACTATTTAATTAGAGCGCAATCTTTACTACTACATAAATTATATAGTGACTAAATTTTTCTTTCTAAGAGAGGTGTAAAATGGATAAATTCCATAAGTGCAATCATATACCATTTCCTTGTGCATTCCCCATCCCCGAAGCTGGACCGACAGGGCCAACTGGACCTACTGGACTGCCTGGACCCACTGGATCATCAGGTGGACCACCAGGACCGACAGGGCCAACTGGACCTCAAGGTATTCAAGGGGTCCAAGGCATTCAAGGCATTCAAGGCATTCAAGGCATTCAAGGTGACCCAGGATCTACTGGGCCTCAAGGCATTACTGGTCCTCAAGGGGTTCCAGGGATTTCTGGACCTATCGGCCCCACTGGGCCAACTGGACTTCAAGGTATCCAAGGCTTCCAAGGGGTTCCTGGCATTCCAGGACCTATCGGCCCCACTGGAATAACCGGGCCAACTGGACTTCAAGGCATTCAAGGGGTTCAGGGGGTTCAGGGCATTCAAGGCATTCAAGGGATTCCTGGACCGACCGGACCTCAAGGGATTCCTGGCGTCCCTGGTTCTGAAGGACCGACTGGCCCTTCTGGAGCTGTTGGACCGACCGGGCCTTCCGGAGGACCACCTGGACCAACCGGACCGACCGGACCTTCTGGAGGGCCACCTGGCCCAACTGGACCTACAGGGCCAGCTGGAGGATCCACCGGAGTGACTGGACCTACTGGACCTACTGGGGCGCCTGGCCCAACTGGACTTCAAGGTATCCAAGGCATCCAAGGGGTTCCTGGCCCCACTGGGCCTCAAGGAATTCAAGGGATTCAGGGAATTCAAGGTAATCCAGGGCCTATTGGGCCTATTGGACCCACTGGAATAACTGGAGCGACTGGACTTCAGGGTATCCAAGGAATCCAAGGTAATCCAGGATCTATCGGACCTATCGGACCTACTGGTCCAACTGGACTTCAAGGTATCCAAGGAATCCAAGGAATCCAAGGGATTCCTGGCTCCACTGGACCTCAAGGACTTCAAGGGATTCAAGGACCAACTGGATCTCAGGGAGCTACAGGAGCCACAGGTCCCGTTTCTACTAGCTCTACAAAAGAAGTTATTTATGGTGGCTCCAACGCCGGATTCCAAATACTAGTAGGATCCCCAGGCCCTGAATCAGCGACCATTCCATATACAGTAGGAGGTGATGGGTCAGTAGTTGGATTTGCCATATCTACAAATACAAATAACTTACAAGCCAATACCTATCAATTTCAAGTATGTAAAAACGTACCTAATAATGCAGCCACTCCTCCAATAGGTAATATTATTGCTACAATTACTTTTACAGTAACCGCTACTATTACTGGTACAATAATATTTACAATTAGGCCTACCGATATTGGTCCGCAGCCTGTTAAAGTATCCAACAATGCCCCTTATGTAATAACACCAAATGCTTCAGTCACATGGACAACTAACATTCCAGGTAATCCCATCAATCGGACGGATGCACTTTCAGTATTTTTAGATCGAAATATTTCTAATAGTATGGTATCTATAGTGTTTCTTAACACCTTCATATAGGTGTTAAGCTTAGATTTTGAAAAACTAAAAGCATGTTATTAATCATGTGAAGTTTGTTATTCAAAAAATCCGACTCTAGTCTTATGAGTCGGATTTTTTACTTATAAATTTTCATAAACTTTTCCTAAATCTTTCTTTAACTGGGATTGTAACTGTTGATTTTCGTTTTCTAATGCCTTAACTCTCTGTCTTAATAGATTCATTTTATTTTTTAAAGTTTCTATAATTACATCTTTTGAAGCATCAGATGTATTTCTTTTTACCTTTTTTAAATCATGTATTCCTTGTTGTTGTTGGCGTAACTCTTCAATCATTTTTCTGATTAAGGGTTCTCTGTATAAATACGCTTTAGAAACAAGTGCCTTTTCTGAAACTGAATTAAAGTTGATTCTTTGTCCTTCTTTAATCATTAACTGTATTACTTTATTCACTCGATATTGCGTTCTCTTCTTTTTTTTTGAAGCGTAATTCAATAACCCCGTAGTATTTGGATGTTTATTACCCATTAATTTTGCGCTCCTCTCCCATATATTCACGTTTATGTTTTGGCATACCGAAAATTCCAATTTCATTTTTCAATGACTCTCTAATTTCCTTATACTTATTAAGTTTTGGTTGAATCAATTCAATAGAACGAATACGACCGCTAGTTTGATACTTTATAATATCTTCTTCCATCTTTGATATCTGCGCATTATAGTAATCTAAAAATGTTGTATCTACATGAAAACTCCTACAATTATTTTTAATACAAGGGGTTTCTAACGAATAATCTAAGAATTCACAGCTAACCTTAGGACTCTTTATGCATAATCCATGATCCAAACGAATAGAGTCCATGTTATGGCGAATCCATTCTAGTTCCAAACCGTTTTCTTCTGCCTGCTCAGGGAGACTGGCTTGTATTAATTCTCCAGTTGTGTCAATACGCACTGAGTTTTGAACTTTTTCCCATTCCCTACGAAGAGTATTATCTGAAATTTTTGCATAAGTTAATGTCATTTCAGGACTAGTATGTGCCATTAACTTTTGTACATGAAGAATATTCATACCATTATTAATTAGATTGACCCCATATCTATGTCGAAAAGCATGGTTCTTAAATAGAAATATTTCTCCATTTTTATCAAGGATTTTATATTTTTCGGCTAGTTGATTTAATGCATAGGTAACCGATTTTTGTGAAAAGGCCATCCCTCTATTTTTTCCAGTAAGAACAGGGAACAAAAATTGATTTAAGTTGTTATGCTTCTTTTCATGATTGTTAATATATTCTTGTTGTATTTTAACGATTTCCACAATTTCTTCTGAAATAGGAACAATATGTTCTTTTACATTTACTTTTCGTTGATCTCCTACCAACCACCAACCATCTTGCTTATATGCTAGACAATTTAATTGTAACTGACATACATCTGAGACTCTAAATCCTGTTGCTTCCATAATGACTATTAATCGTGCAATTTCCGAATCTAAATTATGTAGATTTTCCAACACTTGCTCCCATATAAAATCTGGCACATGTTTAACATGTTCGTGATAGTTTTTCTTTTCTCTTCGAGGAAAGTCTTCGGGAAATATTAATCTGTTAACAGGGGTTTTAGGTGCTTCTTTCCATTCAAAACCTTGCATATATTCAATTATTCTTCTGACATTTGAAAGGCACTCTATTACATGACGATTACTAGGAACACGATTTTTCGTATAACTCTTTCCTCCCATTTCACGATTTCTAACATAAAATAAAAAATCTTCAATGTCCTGTCTTTGTAGATTCTGTAAATCTATCCACTTTGGATACGTTTCTACAATGAAATCAAAAAACAAATACATTTTCTTTAAAATATTTTGGGCGGTCGCAAAGGTAATTTGTTGGTGTATAAGTAATGTTTGATTGACATACTTTTTAACTAATTCCCGAAAGGGAAATTTTATACTGGTGAAATTAAGAAATCTGTCTCTTCGAGACATATTATATGGAATCCCTAGTCTTTTTATATTCCATTTATCTTTTTGATGTTCAGGTCGTTCGTCATAATAATTAGAGAAAAAATCATATAAACTTTTACATACTCCAAGATAAGGTGAAATAAATTCTCCTCCACGATGATGGGGGTATTTTAACGGCTTATTATTTTCAGTTAGATATAATTTGTATTCATCTAATAATGTAGTGTAAGGAATATCAATTATCGATGTGACTTGAGGGAATTTTTCGACTAAAAATTTTGAAAGAAAGTACATTTTATAAAAATGCTTCTCGATAAAGCTGGATAAAAGCCAAATTTCATTGGTTAAAGAATAAAAAGAATAGTACTTTATCTCCAGTTTAATATATTCATTACTAATTTTATTGAAATCAACAATTTTTTTTGTTTCTTTAATTTTTCCTCTTCTATCTGGCAGGGGAAACTCTTCGATTTTCCATTCATCTAAAGCCCAATAACCTTTAAGGTCGTTCATAACTTTACTTTGTATTTTATTGGAATTAATAGCTACGATATTCATTTTCTCATTCTCCTATGCTGCTGGGCTTCATCCCAGTGCTTTCTTATAGTTTCTTCTGATGGATGAATATACATGTTTAAAGTAGTTTGTACCTGGGCATGTCCTAATAATTTTTGAATGATACCAGCGTCCATACCTAAATCATAAAGATGTGTTGCGCATGTATGTCTAAGTGTATGAGCGGTAAAGTCTATTTTTGTTTTTTTAGACAGTATTCGTATAACAGCTTGCAAAGCCCAATATTGCATTGGTTTCCCTTTATTTTTTCCTTTTAAATTAATAAACACATGGTTAGAATCTACATCATTAGTATGATAATCAATAATATAATCTTGAAATAAATTCATTGTTTCATTTGATACATATACTTTTCTTTTTTCTCCAGCTTGTGTTTTGGATTCTCTAACAGTGATACTACTATCATTGATATTGAAGTCTTCTATCCATAAACCTAATAGCTCAGAAGCTCTTAATCCTCCTTCATATAAAATACGAATCATTAACTCGTCTCTTATGTTGTTACATGCTATATGAATCAATTCCGCCTGCTTAGTAGTAATGGTTTTTATTTTTCTTTTAGGTTCCTTAAGTTTTAAAATATTAATTTTGGTTGTTGGGGTATGTGTTATATGATCTAAAAATTTACGATACTTCCGCCTTGTATTATGGACTTCTTTTGTAACTTTGGATTTTACATTAAATAAGATTTGACCACTACGCCATTGGTAGTCCAAAAATTCGATAACACAATTAGTGATTAAGTTAACGGAAGATTCAGTTCTTTTAGCGTACACTAACTTCTTTGTGTCATTTAAATAGATAGTATTTATATCATCTGTTGATTTTCTTAACCAATGAATAAATTCTGTTAATAAACTTAGATCCACTTCTCTGTAATCTTTATTCTTTTCGTTTAGAAAACACCAGAATATTTTCAAATGATAACAGTACGTTTTAAGTGTATTAGGTGCTTTTCCTAAAGAATCCTTATGTTTTATAAATTTCATGATTGGGATAACTGGTTCACTCTTGTTATGTAAAACCATCCAACGTTCTTCCCCAAACGATGTAATAATACTTTGTACTTTAAACATTTTTCCACCTCCAACTGTTCAATCTATCTATACTATAAATACTATCTCTTTTTACTATTATTATAGCTTCTACAAAGAGACAAAAAAAGAGAACTACCTATCGTTGTATACGTTATCTCTACTCATATATTATACTATTGTTAATATCATGCCTCTCCCCTTTGGCATATTAGCGTGGTTTGTATGTTTTGCGTTATTCATGACTTATGTCCCCCTAGTAATGTGTTTCGATATCTTGCGGTTGCATTTTTCGTATAGGAAACGCCCCGTAATATGCTGTTCTTACCAAACTTAGTACGTATTTCATCCATGACTTGTGTTAGTCGCATTTCCTTTTCGCGTTGTACTACGTTATCAAATAACGAAATCTGCTCTTCCCCTTCGCTTACTAAATTCATTAGTGAAATACTGACAGATCTAATCGGTTCGCCAGTATATAGTGAATGTAAATAATATGTACAAACGTTATAGATATCCATCGTTAGATTCGTTGGTCGACTTAACGTATGTGACTTACGTATCCCTCCGCCTCCACCGTACCCCTTACTATATCCAACGGAAAAATGAACGGTTCTAGCGAGCTTACGTTGTCTTCGCAATCGATAACAAACTTCCTCGATATGTTCTAGCAAAATAATAGGAAATTCATCTATCGTATAATCACGTAGGAGTATCTGACTTTTAGCGATAGATGTTTCCGCCGGAACATGCTTTTCCGAGATACGGCTTAAGTCTATCCCGTTACTATGTAAATGAAGCTCATCACCGATCACACCGAAATTCTGCTTCAAGTATTTCAGCGAATAATTTGCTAAGTCTCCTATCGTCCTTATCCCTTTTCGATTTAACTTCTCCTCCGTTTTATACGATATACCCCAAAATTTACTGAGCGGTCTAATACTCCATAACTTCTCGGGTATATCGTCATACGTCCACTGCGCTATTCCATCGTTATTCTTTTTCGCTTCGATGTCCATCGCTACTTTACTAATTAGTAAATTCGGACCAATGCCGATAGTACATTCGATACGAGTCTTAGCGTATATTTCATTCTTTAACCTCAGCGCAAATTCATACGGGTTATCCGCAAATAAATGTAAAGAAGCCGTCATATCCATAAAGAATTCATCTATGGAATACTGGTGGAAGTCTTCGGGCGCTACGTACTGTAACGCTAATTTCGTTATGTAATTTGAACATTTAATATATGTATGCATAATCGGATTAACGATAATTATATCTGGTCGTTTAGGTATCTCGTATAACCGAGCCATTTTCTTTACCCCTAGCGCTTTAAGCGGAGGAGTTGCGGCTAGAACGATTGAACCACTCCGATTTACATCGCCTACTACGGCAAGTTTCGTATACCTCGGGTCTAATCCTCTTTTAATACAACTTACTGACGCATAAAAGCTACGTAAGTCGACGCATAGAATAATTCGATTAGGAAAAAGAGAATAATCGTACAAGGTAATCACTCCTATCGATAGAACATTCGTTCTTATTATATACGAACTTACGTTCTTTTAGAAGGCTTTTTAAGAAAATATTGGATAAAACAAAAAAAGAACCGCCTCCTTTTACAGAGACGGCTTACTTTGCGATATATTAACGTACTTCCACATAAGTCGGACTAGCCGTAATGTAGTACGTATTTCCTTTCGAATTGTGCACGCGGTATTGAGGCGAACCGTTTACATCGACTTTAGCATCAATAGTGAATCCGAGTCCTGCGTCAACTGTACCGGATACGTACGACTTGTCCCAAGTAGCTTTCGTGTAGAAGTTAAGATCGTTTACTTTCGATACGACACGTTTACCTGCTACGCCTTTATCGATGGTTGCGTTACCTTTATCGTAGCGGATGTAAGACGGATCGTTTTTCACCCACTGTTCTCCGCCTAGATTTAACCAACCATCTTTTTCAGCGAACACTTGGTAAGCTTCCGGTTTATTTAGTTTACGGATCACACCGTAATTAGTCCCAGGTCCTTTTCGTAAGTTAACGTTAATACCATCGATATACGCAACACCGGTAGATGGAGTTTCGGAAACGTTAGGATTTTCCACTTCTGGCTTGTTCGGTTTTTCCGGTACTACAACGGATACTTCACCGTTATCATACGCTCGTTTTACATCCGCACGGAATTGAGCGATAGATACACCGTGAAAAGCTAAGTATGCACGAGGGTCTTCGTGATCAGTACCGCCTAGTTTACGCGTTACATCTTCATGAGTCCAAAGGCCTTGTTCGACCGATAGACCGTTATCCTTTAGAATCTTCGCTAGTAATTTAACGTAACGTTCGTACGAAGATTTAAACTTTACTGGATTGCTAGTTTCGGATAATTCAATGTGGACGAATCGTTTGTTAGCTGCCGGGCCCGCACCGTATGCAATGTACTTCGTATCAGCGATTTGAATCGTTTCGTTCCAGTCCGTAGCGAAGTGTACAAAAGCATTGTGCCAAGTACGAGCTTCATAGTTTCGGATATTAATAGCGGGTGCTTCCGGAGTAGCTGTCGAATGGGCTACGACACCTTCATAGGCACCAACTCCGTTACGATATGCCTGCTTAGGTAAGTCTGGGATAAGCATACGGTTAATCGATTCAGCGAACGCACCACCCATGAACGAAAAAAAGACTACCATTACGGTAGCCATTGATACAAGTAATTTAGTTACGTTTCTCATTTTACGTCCTCCTTCGTATTTAAAATCTGTTTGATTTCCGTTACATCTTTCGACAGCGAACCGAAGGCTTTCGCTTGCTCTTCGATTACCTCCTGGTTCTTCTCGATTACCATTTGTAACTTACCTTCGCGCTCCTTACTTTCTTTACGCGAATCGAAAAATAACCAAACAAAAAGGACTGCTAAGAGTCCTTGTGATAACGCTAATTTAAAGATTTCTTCCGGCATAAACATTGTCACCCTCCTTTTTTGTGCAAAATAAAAAAAAGACCAGCTATTGCTGCTCCACATAATCAAAATTTGTAATTTCCTTGTATTGCTCTGGTGTAATCTTCTTAGCTTGAACAAATACACCTACATCTTCATTTGAATAAAAGCCCTTCGCATAATATCTCTTAGCTAGTGCGTAAAAATCTAATTGAGCCATTTATAAAACGCCACCTTTAATTAAATTTAAAACAAGCGTAGATTGTTCTTCTTGCATCAATTCAAGAGTCATTTCTTTTTTTATAGAAGAAAGTACCAATCCCGCATTCTCTTCTTCTAATGTTTCTTGTTTATCCTTCATTTCAGTAATAAGGGCGTTGAGTTTTTCAATTTCACTTGGTTTATGCGGTTGCGGCTTATTCATTTCTTCTAATTCTTCTTCCGTGATCGTTTCAATCCACTTTTCTCCATCCCATACAGGTTTCCAATTTGGCTGTGGTAATGGTATTTCTGTTGAGTTTTCTGGAATGTTTTTGTAAACAGGAATCCATTCAATCACATTCCCGTCATTATCTGTCTTAGTGTCATATGAAGGGAATATAATCACATTTTCTAAATATCTTCCTGTTTGTTTGTCGTATACATAAAATGTTCGCATGTTTTTAATCACCGCCTTTATACAATGTAAGTAAGGGCAAATCTATATAATGACACTGTGGCTTCAATACCTTCAAGGTAGATGTCTCCATTGGGTTTTACAATTACATAACCATTTTTAAGTACTAAGCCTTGGAAGTAGTTACAAGTAAATAGCATTTCTCTGTCTGGTCTGAATATTGCTGGTACATTGGCAATCACCTGTTTATCTTTGAAATCAGTAATCGCACAAACTATATTAACAACATTACCTGAACGTTTAACGGCTGATGCTGGTTGTGAACTTTGTTGTTTAACTCCGTTTAGTAGGGTTAGTGGTGTCCAATCGGTGTCGTTCTTTGTTTTGAAATCAGCTAGTATGCTGAAAGTTTTAGTTGTTATATCGTGTTCGAAAACAGTGAGAGCATTTACATTATCGTACAATCTAAGCTTATTGGCGCTATTCATACCTAAATTAGTTTGGACTACTCCATCTTTCGACCATAATATATCCCTAGCCGCCGTTCCAGTTCTGTCCAACGTCAAGTTTCCACTCATAGTATCTCCAGCTTTTTTAAGTACGTTTGTACCTGAAGCTAATATGTTAAACGCGTCAGTGTCATGGTTGTAAGCCCACGCTGATGTCCATGTCAAGATTACCTGTCATAGTGTCGCCACTACGTTTAACAACGTCTGCCTTATCGACCGCTACTTGCAAAGCAACTATCTGTTTCTTGAGTTTATCAAACTCTGCAATATAGTTTTCTAACTGAACACTTCCACTTTTCACATCACTCCCTAACGAAATCCGTATATCCTGTGTTGTAAATCGTTCAGTTCCTTTTTCAAAAGCAAAGTAACCAACCCACACCCCAGCACTTGATACAGCTTCTTTTGAAACGGTGTACTCAAATACCCCGTCTCTAAAATTTGTAATTACTGCAATATCACGCACGAAAAAACCTAGTGGACTGATCGCTTCGTAAAATACTGCAAACCCTGTTAGATCAACCGCTTTTCCTCGTTCTTTCAAATTCCCGACAATTTTAAATCCGTTTCGGTCATTCTCCCTCGCCGTGATTGTTCTCGGCATACTCCGGTTGGACAGGTCCAGTACTATCGTTTCCGTTCTCATTGGCAACTCCTTTCTGCAGTAAAATTAATTGTGCTTTTAATACTG